TGCCTGATTTTAAGGTCTCTACTCAATATTATCAGGTGGAGAATGGATTTGAGCGTCTTGGGATGGGTAGAGAGGACGAATATTTCTGGAAAACTGCAAAAGAAAGAATAAATAACGAAAAAGAGGAGGAAAATGGGTAATTCACCAGTTGATAGGGATATTAGTTACATGAGAGAAGTATGGGGAACCACAAGTTTGACATCAGATTATTGGTCATTACCAAAAGAACAACCTCAAGATCAAAAAGTATCGTTAAATGAGGTCAATTTTGACCAACCACACATCATGGATATGCAAAGACAAGTTGAATTGCATGAAAAAATTCGCAATGATGACGATTATGATGATTGGGAGTATGGAACTGAACCTGATATTGGTAAAAGAGATGAGACTTTAGCAGCAATAGACCCTCTTTCTCCTGAAAATGTGGACAAAATGCATGAAATCCTCAGTGAAGAGTATGGTGGCATCCCAAAACGTTACTAAACCATTATAGATAGTATGTTAAAGTGTATCAAAGAGGATGTCAGTTAAGATTTCTCGTGGATTTAGGGATATAAGTTTATCTTTTAAGCGTCATCCCATTACAAACGACGTAACTGTCCTAAAAAATGAGGATGCTATTAAGAAATCAGTCATTAACTTGATTAGAACTCGTATAGGCGAACGATTTTTTAATGAATTATTGGGAACATCTGTTGGTGATACACTTTTTGATTTAAATACATTTGATAATGATGTATTAAGGGAACAAATAATTGCATTATTGGAAAATTATGAGTCTAGAATTGACTTAACTAACGTTTTTGTAAACGCAGATAAGGATTCTAACGATCTTTTTATTAGAATTGAGTATGATATCACTGGATTGCCGCTTCCAACACAAAATATAGAGTTTATCTTACAACCTTCTAGGGTATAATGTCATTTAACCAGTTTACTAACCTCGATTTTAATGATATACGAACTCAGATTAAGGATTATCTGAGATCGAACAGTAATTTTACGGATTTTGACTTTGAAGGGTCAAATTTTTCCGTTTTAATCGACACGTTGGCATATAATTCTTATATTACTGCCTACAATACTAATATGGCAGTCAATGAGTCATTCATTGACAGTGCGACATTGCGTGAAAATGTCGTTTCATTGGCAAGAAACATTGGATATGTCCCTAGATCAAAGAAAGCATCAACTGCATCTATCACATTCAACGTAAACGTAAGTGCTGCAGCGTTGGGTTCCTCTACTGGTGCTAGATCAGTAAAATTAAAGAAAGGAGTTGTTGCTTTAGGTGCTGCACAGAATGGAAGTTATATTTTTTCAGTACCAGAAGATATTACAGTCACTCCAAATTCAAATGGAATTGCTTCCTTTAGCGGAATTGAAATTTATGAAGGAAATTTTCTGAAGAAAACTTTTGTAGTTGATGATTCTCAACCGGATGCAAAATATATTCTTCCAAACGAAGGAATTGATACTTCTACAATACGTGTTTCCGTGATAGATGGTAGCACAAACGCTGTAGAAGATTACACACCGTATCAAAACATCTTTAATGTTGATTCTGAAACTCGATTATATCTAATACAAGAAATTGATGATGAAAGATATCAACTTCTCTTTGGTGATAATATTTTAGGTAAAAAACCAGCGAGTGGTAGTAGAATTGAAGTTACATATATTAAAACAAGTGGTGCTCCTGCTAATGGTGCCCAAAACTTTACTTTCTCAGGAAACTTAACTTATTTCCAGGGAGGAAATGAGTTGACGGTAACAAGTAATATATCCGGTATAACGACCCTACAAGCGTCCGAAAACGGTGATGACATAGAAAGTATTGATACTATTAAATACCTCGCTCCTAGGGTCTATGCTTCGCAGTACAGAGCGGTTACTGCTACAGACTACACCAGTCTGATTCCGTTTTTATATCCAAACATTGATTCTGTTACTGCATATGGTGGAGAAGAACTTGATCCACCACAATATGGAAAAGTTTTTATCACAGTTAAACCAAAAAATGGTGAATTTTTATCTGATGTAGCAAAAGACTCTATCAAGAGTGATTTAAAGAAATACACCATCGCTGGAATTAAACAAGAGTTTTTAGATCTAAAATACCTATATGTTGAGTATGACTCAACGGTTTCTTATAATCCAAATTCTGTCACAAACAGTCAAGATCTCTATAGTAGGATTATAAAATCAATACAAAACTATGCAAGTTCTTCTGATATCAATTCTTTTGGGGGAAGACTAAAATATAGTAAACTTCTTTCTCAAATTGATAATGTTGATCAAGGAATTACTTCAAATATAACAAATCTTGTAATTAGAAGAAATATGGTTCCTGCATATAACCAACTTGCTAATTATGAAATTTGCTATGCCAATCAATTCCATGTTGATGTGGATGGATTTAACATTAGATCTTCAGGATTTACTGTTTCTGGAGTTGATGGAACTTTATACCTCACTGATGTCCCACAAACTGCAGCACTCACACCAAAAACTGGATCTATTTCAATTATCAAAATTACTGAAAATAATGAAGTAAAAACAGTGATTAGTGATGCTGGCACAATTGATTATGTGAAGGGTGAAATTATTCTATTCCCAATTAATATTACATCAACAATTCTCGAGAATCGGATTGAAATTGAAGCAACTCCAGAATCAAATGATATCATCGCAAAAGAGAATCTTTATATTGTCCTAGATACTACAGGAAAGAGTGTATTGACACTTAAAGAAGATTTGATTTCCTCTGGATCAAATAGATCTGGTTCAAATTATATTCCACCATCAAGTTACATCAGCAATACAAAGTATACTCGTTAAGAAATGGCAGATAACAAAGTAAAAATCTCTAATATTCTGGAGAATCAACTTCCAGAATTCATTTTAGATGATAATCCACTCTTTAAAGAGTTTTTGGAGCAATACTATCTGTCTCAAGATCATGAGTATGGAACTATTGATCTGGCAGATCATATTGCAGACTTGAAAGATATTAATACTTTTTCAAAATTACCTTTTGCACTAACTGCTCCTAAAACGACATCTGTTGTTTATAATATTGATGACGTTATCAATGTCACAAATACAGCAGGTTTCCCAAAAGAATATGGATTATTTAAAATTGGTAATGAGATTATAACATACACTGGTAAAACTGCCACTTCCTTTACTGGTTGCATTAGAGGATTTTCTGGTATTGATTCTCTTGGTAGCGCCAATAGTCCAGAATTTTTTAATTTTAATGTTAGTAATACAGAAATTCATGCTGAAAGTTCTACCGTTACTAATCTTGGATTAGTATTTTTAGCAGAATTTTACAAAAAATATAAAAATCAGTTTTTACCTGGTTTTGAAAACAGAAAATTTCAGTCTGTTAATATTGATAACATTCTTTCTAGAGCAAGAGATTTTTACAACTCAAAGGGAACTGATTCTTCTTTAAAAATTCTTTTTAGTGTTTTATATGGTAAGTTTATTGAAGTTATTAAACCATTTGACAACACAATTTTAGCATCAAGTTCTGATTGGTCTCTTTCAGATATTATTGTCGTTGAATCTCTTGAAGGTGATGTTTCTAAGTTAGAAGCAACAACTGTTTTGCAGGATTCTACAACAAATCCAACTGCAAAGGGAACAATTGCAAGAATTCAAGATATATTTTTAAATAGAAAAAAATTCCACAAAATTTTCTTCACTAAAGGATCTATTGAGAATTCTTTTAAGACTAACAAAAAAACTAAAGTGTTGGGCGTTGGTGTCACAAACACAACCCTTACTGTAGATTCTACATTTGGATTTCCAGAAAGTGGTAGTTTTTATAATAAAGGAACTACATCAAAATATAGTGAAGTAACTTATCAGTATAAGAATGGTAATCAATTTTTTGGTTGTGTAGGTCTGTCTACATCACTAGTAGAGGGTGATTCTATTATTGATGATACTTTCTTATATGGTTATGAAAATAATGATACCGATAAACTTGTAAAAATGCGAGTTGTCGGAACAATTACAGATGTTGCAAAAAATGCAGATATTACTAGTTTCTTTACTAAAGGAGATAAAATTTCTGTTCAACATCTTGGAGAAAAAGTAGATCCAACTGATCCTAGATTCAATCGTTGGTTCTATAACAATGTTACCTATACCAACGTAAAATCTACTCCCTCAGCGACCACTATAATTACTGAAGTCGATCATTATTTGAACGTTGGTGATAGAGTAGATGTTTTATTGAAAGATAGTAGAAATGTTGAAGAGTCTAATCGTGAAGTTACTGCGGTTGCAAACAGAACTCAATTCCAAATAGGTGCAGGTTCTTTAACTTCGGATAAAAAATATATTATTAGAAAGAAACTTGATTTTGTAAATACAACTCTCAATAACGAAGGAGTTTTATCAAATATACAAAATAGTTTTCTTGATAATGATGGAAACACTTATGTTGCATTTTCGGGATATCCTGGTTATGACAATGTAACTACTACCAATAGATCAAAAGAGTTTACATCCTCCGCCATTGATCAAGGCACAGATATAATTAATATTCCAAATCATAATTTCATAAATGGAGAAAAATTATATTATGAAAAAATTGTTGGTTCTTCTACCGGTGGAATTCCAGAGGGAAATTACTTTGTAAATGTAATTGATAACGATAGAATTCGTCTATCCTTAAGTTTAGTATCTCTTGACAATAAGATATATTTTGATATCAGTGGAGTTGTTGCTAACGAACAACATAAATTAACGCCAGCTGTATTGCATGGTAAATCATTAGTTATTCAAAATAATTTCAAGAGAATTTATAAAGAACCAAAATTAGCGACAGAGCACAACGATATTACTGGACCAATTGGAGTCGCGTTGAATGGAGTAGAATTTTACTCACCAATTGGAGAAGATTCAATATTTTATGGTCAATTGGATGAAGTTAATATACTCAATAAAGGTGTTGGATACAATATTGTAAATCCACCCCAAATAGGTGTTGCAGATACTTCTGGAACAAATGCTAAACTTATTGGTCATTTTGTCGGAAAAATTGAAGACATCATTCTTACAAACGCAGGATTTGATTTTGCAGAAACTCCTACAGTAACAATTAGTGGAGGTAATGGCACTCAGGCGACTGCTGAAGCAAGAATGAGAGGTTTTACATATTCTGAATCTTTCAACGATTTTAGTGTCAATCTAGTTACTAATAGAATTACTATATCTGGCGGACATAAGTTTTCACATGGTGAAGAAGTTACTTATGTTGCTGCTGGTACACCAATTGGTATTGGATCGACAAACGTAGGATTTTCAACAAATAGACTAACATCAGGAGCAACTTACTTTATCTCAAAATTTAGTGATACCGAGTTTAGTCTTGCACCATCAAAAGAAGTAGCTTTAGCGGGTGTTGCTGGTAATCAAATTGACTTTACCGCTCAGGGTAATCAAGAGCATACTTTGAGATCAAGAAAGATTAGAAAAGTAATTGATACTATCAATATTGTTGATTCTACTGATGATTTTTCAAGTAGAAAAGTTGTTATTGATTCACAAGTTTGGCCACCAATAGAACAAAAAGATATATACTCAAATTTTGTAGGAGTTAATACAGAAAATAATTACATTTATGCTAGAAATCATTCATTTAAGAATGGTGATAATTTAAGATATTCGGTAGATGGCACTGCAATTGGTGGTTTATCTACAACTTCAAATTATAAAGTAAAAGTCTTAGATAATGACAGATTTATGCTGAGTGAAGCAGGAACTGCAACCACTATCAGTAGCGTAAATTATGATAGAAATATCTATGTAGACATTACTAGTGTTGGTGTTGGAACTCATACTTTTAAATATCCAGAAATTACAGTTAGTATTAATGGATTAGTTTCAGTTGGTGACACTAGTGTAATTCCATCATATTATAATGCTACTGCTAATCCCATAGTATCTGGAAAACTTGATAATGTATTCATACAAAATGGTGGTGTTGGATACGGTGTAACCAATATTATAAATTATCAGAGAAAACCAGAGGTTAATGTTCTCACCGGAAAAAATGCAGATATCAAAGTTATTATTTCCGGTGGAAAAATATCTAGTGTTTATATTGCAGATTCAGGTGTAGAATATACGACACCACCAACAGTTAACGTAGTTGGTTCTGGCAGAGGAGCAAAATTAACTGCTACCATTGTTAATGGATCTATCACGGCAATTAATATTATTGATCCTGGCACCGGATATGAACAAGATACAACAACTGTTGAAGTCATTCCAACTGGAAATAATGCTCAATTAGATGTGGAAGTCCATGAGTGGAAGTTGAATAATGTAGAGAGATTTAAAAAAGAACTTCAACTGGATATTCAAGACAGAAGTCAGAGAACAAACAGAGAATTAGTTCAACTTAAATCACCGTTATCTATAAATGGGAATAAATTAGTTTCATTCTATCCAGGAACTAGACTTCGCCAAATATTGAATGATAACCTCAATAATTCTCTTCAAGAAAAAACAACAAATTTAGCACACTCTCCAATTATTGGGTGGGCATATGATGGAAATCCAATTTATGGACCATATGGCAATGGAAATGCAATCATTGCTAATGGTGCGGGTGGTATCATAAAAATGGTCTCAAGTTATGAGAAAGATGCAGTTATAGTGCCTGGATTAAGACCACCTGGTGATGTCGGATATTATGTACAAGATTTTGTATATAAAGCAAATGGTACTCTTGATGAATACAATGGAAGATATCTTACCAATACTGACTTTCCCAACGGCACTTACGCATATTTTGCTACAATAGATTCTAACGGTAATCTTGAATATCCATATATTACAAAATCACATTATAATCAAACAGATAATTTTAACTACAATATTTTAATCGAGCAATCTGATGAAAACGTTAATAATGGATTATATAAGAGGAATGTAACACATCTCGGATTAAATGATCCATCTAGAGAATATCCATTCCTTTCAGATCCACTCAAGTCCAATACAAGGATTGATGTTGATCATGTCAATGCAGATAGAATTACTTCAATTGATGTAGAAAATTCTGGTTCAGGATATAAAGTAGGAGAACAAATAAACTTAAATGATTCATCTGTAGATGCAGAAGTTGAAGAAATTCTTGGAAAAGAAATTGAGTCTATTGTAACTACTACCAATGAATTTAAAAATACAATCTTTAGTATCCAAGATGGCAAAATAACTGGAATTACTACAATTCCACACACAATATTGGATACAGATGTCGTTGAAATCAGTGGAATTTCTTCTTCTAGTTATAAAAATATTGAAGGATTTAGACCAGTTGGTGTAAGCACAATCAATACTTCTGTTCAAGTTGCTATTGGTGCTACAACTGTTACTGGAATTACTACTGATATTAAACTGGGAGAATCCACACTGACTGGTAAATTTAAATCAGGTGATATTATTCAAATTGGTAATGAGCAAATGTTAATTGCCAATGTTGATTTGGTAAACAACAAATATAAAGTTACTAGACTTTTTAGCAATACTGCAGGCAGTGCTCATACTGCTGGAAAATTAGTAACCAGACTGCCTAAAGAATTTACATTTAATGTAAATGGTAAATTAGAAAACAAGAATATAAATTTTGCACATAAGAAAAACTTTGCTGCATCTGCTATTGGTATTGGATCGGCATATACTTCATCTGTTGTTGGAGTTGCTGGAAGTACAAATATTACGGTTTCAATCCCACCAAGAGCGATTTATATTCCAGGTCACCAATTTAAGACTGGTGACCCAGTATCTCTTGTCTCTGTTGGTGGAACAATAACAGCATCTGCAACCGCTGCTTTGACAAATGAATTTGATCTTTCTACCGTTAATCTGTTTGTTGTAAAAGTAGCGTCTGATTTTATTGGTCTTGCAACATCAAAAGCAGGTGTTGCATCTTCTAGTGTTTTCTTTACTAACAATACAGCAGGAAAAGATCATACACTTGAAGTGATAAAAACTAATATCACCGGTATAGTTAAAAAAACTAGTGCTCAAGTAACTCTTATAGAACCACATAGTCTAAAAGTAAATGATGAAGTAAAATTAGATGTAACTCCAAGTAAAACACAAAATTTTGTGTTTAAGTTCAATCCTGTTTTGAAAAAACTTGTCGTTGATCCACAATCATTTGCTAATAGTGATATTACTACTTCTACTGATGAAATCACAATAGCAAATCATGGTTTTAAAACAGGAGATATAGTTGTTTATACAAATTCTGTTGGTGTTGCAACTCCTCTTCAGAGCAATAAAGAGTATTATGTTATAAAAATATCTGAAGATGCATTCAAACTTGCAGAAACAAGTTATTCTGCAAATGTGTTCCCATATCAAAATGTCGATATTACTGAACAGGGACATGGTACACATGTTGTTTCTAAACTAAGTCCAAAATTAGAAATTTTTAATGGAGGCAAAGTTTCAATTGCAGTTTCAGATTCAAGTTTGAGTGGTTATGATATTAATTTATATCAAGATAATGAGTTTTCTTCCAGATACGAATCAACTTTAATTGAAAGAACTGGAACTATTGGTGATTCTAGTATAACCACAAGAATTGTTCTTGATGTCAAAGAATCACTTCCCAAAAATTTATACTATAGAATTGAAGGTGAAGGTAGTAATTATACTAATACTTATCCAGTAACTGTTAGTGATTATTCAAATATATGTGTAGTTGATTCTAAATTTAATCAAAACTATAAACTCACATCTGTAGGTTCTACTACTTTTGATTTCACTTTAGTTGGTTCAGCTGAAACAACTTCATATACTTCTGCTGGTTTTAGTAGCGCATTTTATTATACAAGTTCTTTAAATGATAGAGGAGGAATCCATTCTGTAGATATTGTAAACCCAGGATATTCAATCAAAAAAATTCCAGTGGTAACATCAATTGGAACAACTACAGGAAAGAATGCTCTATTGAATGTAAATGGTCCTGAAATTGGTGAGATTGAAGATGTTACAGTTGTAGATACTGGAATTGAGTTCTTAGAAGATTCTACTTTAGCACCAAAAGCAGACGCTCCTGTCATTCTTAAACTTAGAAATACTTTTACTTTAGGATCAGTTGGTATCACTACTTCTGGAGAAAACTACACTACTGCTCCAACTGTAATTGCTATTGGAAATTCAACTATACTTACGAGAACAGAAATTGAGGGAAGTTCAGTTTCTTCCGTTGAAGTTATTGTGAATGACACGAATCTGAACGAAGATTTAAAACTCATAGCAATTAACAATACAAATGGTGTTCGAGTCACTGGTGCTACCTCAGTAAACCAACTTAATACTATTAGTTTAAGAGCACCTGTTAATGGATTTGAAGTATTTCCATTTGCAGTCAATGATAAAATTTTTGTAGAAAATATTGGAATTACTGACTCTGCAGATGGATACAATTCTAGTGATTATGGATATAGATTCTTTACCGTAACTGGAATTAATACTATTGGTGGAACTGAAAGTGTTACATATTCAATTGCTGGAATTGGAAGCACTGGTGGTACATACAATAATGCTCAAAATGCTGCGTTTGGTAGAGTAATCAAATCAACTGATCTTGCATCTTTTACTCCAATATTCAAAGAAATAACATTCTCAGAGTCTGAAAAAGTAACTGTGGGAACTGGCATTACATATGGATTTGTGACAAAAGATGGTTGGGATCCAGAATCTAAAACATTGAAACTTACAGGTGTCGTTGGGGACTTTGGAAAAAATTCAATAATTAATGGAATTGTTGGAAATAACAAAGCAACTGTTGAAGAAAAGTATGAATTTGATTTTGATCTTAAGATAGGAAGCACATCTTCAGATTATGGTATCTGGAAAGATGATATTGGTAAACTTAACTTTGATTCTCAAAGAATTCATGATAATGATTATTATCAAAGATTTTCATATAGTATTCGTGGCGAGATCCCACTACAAAATTGGGAAGAAGCAGTTAACAGTTTAGATCACACTGCTGGGTATAAAAACTTCTCTGATTTCCAAATAATTACATATCCTCCTGCAAAAGTTTCATTTGCATCAAGTGATACTTCGGAAATCAATTTGAATGTTGAACTCTCAAGTTCAGCATCTGTACACACAAGAATGTACTATGACCTTGCGTCTGAAGATACTGATACATCTAACTTCTCTAAGATTATAAAATTTGATTCTAAAGTGATCACTGATTATAATGAGTCTAGAACTAATAAAGTTTTAATGATTGATGATATTAGTTCTCAATTTACTGGAGTTGGAAATTCCAGTGGACAATTGATTGGAATAAGCACATTTAACATATTCAATAATTCTAATACACTTCTTTATCACACAGTTGAACCAGGTGCAGGAATTGAAACTAATAATGGTGCTTCTATGGGTGTCATTACAATTAATGACCATAATTTTAATACTGGTGAAAGATTGGTTTATGATCCAACAAATCGTGGCGAAGACGTTGGTCAACACATCTCAATTGTACAAACATCATCTACAGGCAGTGGACTTGCAGCAACTGATCGTTTACCCGAATCAGTTTATGCCATTAAATTGACTGACGATACATTTAGAGTTGCTGTAGGTAAGTCTGAAGCGGAAGCAGGACTTGGAGTTACATTTACAAATACTGTAGGCATTGGCAGCACTCATAGTTTCTCAACAGAAACAGATTTAGCATCATCTAGATCAATTATTACAATTGATAACATCATTCAAAGTCCTCTAGCAAGAAAAGATGTTAGTGTTGGACTTACCACTGCTGTTGGAATTGGATCAACTCAGATCACAGTAAACGATGTATCAAATATTGCAGGTAAGACAATTATTAGAATCGAGAATGAACTTCTTAAAGTTCAACTGGTCGGTGTAGGCGCTACCAATGTCCTTAACGTTCAACGTGGGCAAATGGGTACAGTTGCCACTGCACACACGGTTGGTGCTGCTACTACCATTCTCTCAGGAGACTATAGGATCAATAAAGGTAAGATATACTTTAGTGAACCACCATATGGTCCTGCAGGAATTGGTTCTTTAACAACTAGATCATCATTTACAGGTAGAATCTATTACAAACTCAACTATGATAATAATCTTATCATGGACGATATCTCTGAAGAGTTTGATGGAACTAAAGATCAATTTGATTTAAAATCTAATGGTCAGCAAGTAACCGGAATAAGCACAAGTTTTGGTGCTGTTCTAATTGATAATATTTTCCAAAAACCATTCTATGGTGATGTTGGATCAATTTTAGAATCTGATTATCGTATTGTTGGCACTGGAGAAACTATTGATTTTACTGGAACTAGAAAAGAGGATTTACCCAAAGGTGGAATAATTAATGAATTTACAGTTGGTGTTGGTAGCAATTATCAAGTTCCTAGACAAGCAATAGGTATTGCGGTAGTAAATGGTTCTGGAGTTATTACTTCTGTAAGTATTGGTGGAACAAGTGCCGGTGGTGCTGGATATCTATTCCCTCCTGTTGTCTCGATTGCAGATACTCTAGGCAATGGTGTAGGTGCTGCCGTCACTGCAACTGTTGGTTCTGCTGGAACGATCAGTGGATTTACAATCAATAATGGAGGAACTGGATATTCTCAGGCAAATCCACCATTAGTTACTATTGATCCACCATCACCATACAAGAATCTTCCACTTATTGGTGGAACTGGTTCCGGTGCAAAGATGGATGTTGTTGTTGGAACTGGTGGAAGTATTATTTCATTCAATATGTCTAATCGTGGCATTGGTTATTCAGTTGATGATGTTCTTGAATTAAGTGGTTTGCCATTTAATCCAGTTGGTGTTGGTTCTACCAATATGCTAGTTACTGTTAAAAACAAGTACCAAGATAAGTTTGCTGGTTGGACATTTGGACAAATGCTTGAATTAGATGATTTTAGTAATCAGTTTAATGGATTCAGAAAATCATTCTTAATTACCAGAACGATTGCAGAGACAGAATATTATAGTATTGTTGCACAAGATGGATCTGGAATTGTTCTTGCTAATAATTTGATGATTTTCTTGAATGATGTTCTTCAAAAACCAAATGATGATTATGAATTTAACGGTGGCACGAGGATTACATTTAAAGAAGCACCAAAACCAGGAAGTAAGTTTAAAATTTATTTGTATACTGGTTCTGATCAAGATTTCGTCGCAATTGATGTAGATGAAACTGTTAAACCTGGTGATAGATTAAGATTACAAACTCAAGATAATGTTCCATCTCAGGATAAAAGAATTATCTATGAGTTAATTGCTTCAGATACTGTTGAAACTGAAACATATGCTGGTGTTGGTATTGTTACTGATAGTAGTTTCAATAGACCTGTAGAATGGACAAAACAAACATCTGATATTATTATTGATGGTCAAATTATTTCTAAAGAAAGAAATTATCTTGAACTACAATATTTCCCAGCGACAAATATTATTGCATCGGTGGCAACTACGTCCACTAAACTATATGTGAATGATTCCTGGGCATTCAAAAGAGTTGATGACCTTGGTCAAACATTAAATGATGTCAGAATAGTTGGATTTGGAACTACTGCGGTTGTAGAAGAAATTAAAAAAGTTACTTATGCTGGTGACTTTGGTACAATTACTTCAATTGGAGCATCTACTGTAGGAATTGGAACTACTACTTCACCTAGACTTGATTTTATTCTGAAACCAGATAGTACAATCTATGATCCAACTCCAAATGATAAACAAGTAGCAAAACCTGGTATTTCAACAGGAGACTTCTTTGTAATTAGAAATACGACTCTTGGTGCGGGTGTTACATCGATTGATAAACATATTAGTAACATTGTCTCAACTGGAACTAGTTTTGTTGACAATATCTACATGGCACATGAAGTTGTCTCTATTGGAACTTCAGAAGTTCGTGTTTCCACTAACGTTGATTCATTAGCAGGAATTAATACACTTACACAACCAACTGATGTTGTTAACTATGGAACTTATAGTTGGGGTGTCATAAATACAGGTTCTAGATCTGTTGCAACTGCAAGGTCATTTACACACAATACAAATGGTATTGCTGGTATTGAAACATCTGCACACGTCTCCAGACTACTACAGTTGAGAGTATCCTACTAAATTTAGTATAAATAATCAAAAAATCGGACAGACATGCCTGCCATAATTACTGACCAATTTAGAATATTGAATGCAGAGACTTTTGCGAAAAGTCTGACGGGTATTGGTACTACCTCTAATTACTATTATACATTTTTGGCACACCCAAATCCAACTAATGTAAGTATTGAAGAATATGGCGATCTTAATTGGTCAACAAATCCTCCAGAACCAAAAGATTCTTTTGAACAAGAGGATAGATATCATGATTCTATGCTCTTTTTAAAAAGAGTAACATCGAGTGATGTTGCTAGAGTTGTACCCAGAATTAATTGGACTTCTGGTATAACGTATGATATGTATAGAAATGACTATGACATCAGTAATGCAGCGCCTCAGACTAGTTCTAAGACACTGTATGATTCTCGTTTCTATGTTGTAAACTCTGAGTTTAAAGTTTATATTTGCATAAACAATGGTTCTCAACCTGGTGGTGACTCTGGTGGTAGAAAGTCATTGTACGAACCAAATTTTGTAGATACATCACCTCAAGCAGCAGGTGCTGATGGATATCTATGGAAGTATTTGTATACCATTGCTCCTACTGATATTGTTAAATTCACGACTGAAAAATATATGCCTCTTCCTAGAGAGTGGGGTGATACAGCAACTGCCGCTGTTAAAAATGCTGCTATTCGTGGAAAAATAGAGACAGTAGTAATCAAAAACAGAGGTTCAGGTTACACTATTGCTGGTGATGGTGCAAGTGGCACTGTGGCAAATGTTCCTATTCTCGGAGATGGAACTGGAGGAGAAGTTTCTATTACTACTACAGCAGGAGAAGTTACTTCTGTTGTAGTCACATCTGGTGGATCTGGTTATACACGAGGAGTAGTTAATTTTGGTACTACTTCCACTGGATCGAAAGATGTAACAGCCGGATCAGGTGCCACATTTGAGGTTGTGATTCCACCAAAAGGTGGACATGGAAATGATATTTACCGTGAGTTAGGATCATATAGAATTATGGTCTATTCTAAGTATGACTCTGATCCTGATTATGTTATCGGAAACACATTTTCAAGAGTTGGTCTTATAAAAAATCCAACAAGTTATGGCAGTTCTACTGCTATTTTGGATGTCCCTACTGCAACCAATCTTAATGCACTAAAACTAAAACCAGTGGGTGCCGGTCAAACTTCATCCACAACATATCCAATAAATGCCGAAATTAGACAAACAGTTGGTGTTGGACAAACAGCAGTTGGATATGTTGCTTCGTGGAATGGTAATACTGGTGTATTGAAATATTATCAACCTGTTGGATTATCTACTCTGTCAAATAATGGATTTAGACAGTTTGATTTTGTCGGAGCAGCAAACACAGTCACTTGCACAGGAATTATTGGAAACGCATTGATTCCTGATATCAATTTCAATACTTCCAGCGTAACTGTTGGCGGAAAAATTATTGAATTGGGTCAAACATTTAACTCTGGAAAGGCAAATGCAGACGTTGAAATGCACTCCGGCGATGTCATCTATATAGATAACAGAGCACCAATCACTAGGTCCTCATCACAAAAAGAAGAAGTAAAAATCGTAGTAGAGTTCTAAGAACATGACCCAGAACACCAATCTAAATGTCTCGCCATATTTTGATGATTTTGATGAGGACAAGAATTATAATAAGGTGCTGTTTAAGCCTGGATTTCCTGTCCAGTCTCGGGAATTAACGACTCTGCAATCTATTCTTCAGGGTCAAATAGAGAAGTTTGGACAACACTTCTTCAAAGAAGGATCCATGGTGGTTCCTGGAGGTGTTTTTTATGATAACAGATATTATGCAGTCAGAATTGATCCTACATTCTTAGAAGTTCCAGTTAGTGCTTAC